AGATTTCAATTCAGCTTGATAAAACCAGCGGTGGAACTGCAGAGTTTTACATTTGGTTTCGGCTAAATGGAGTTGATGTAACAGACAGCGCAAGCCAGATCAGGCTGCAGGGTAACAATGCGGAAATCTTTTCTTCGCTCAATTTCTTTTTTGATCTGAAGGCTGGCGACTATGTGGAAATCATGTTTTCAGTTACTGATGTGTCTGTTCAAGTTGCTGCTACTGCTGCGGCTGCGCCGCATCCAGGCATACCGTCCATCATTCTTACTGTGTCAAATAATATCGGAGGTATCCAATGACCGTCGCAATTAAAGTTTTGATTCCAGCAAAGCAAGCAGAAAATGCCCAGACAACCCAATATACCGCGACTAATTGCAAGACGATCATCGACAAGTTTACTGCCACCAATACCACGGCAGGAAACGTAACGATCAGCGTCAACCTGGTGACTGCAGCAGGCAGCGCAGCCACATCGAACCTGATCGTGGACGCGCGAAGCATTGCGCCGGATGAGACCTACACATTCCCGGAGCTGGTGGGGCAGGCGCTCGACCCGAGTGGGTTTATCTCAACGATTGCAAGTGCAGCGACATCATTAACAATCCGAGCCAACGGGCGCGAAATTACTTAGGGGTAGAACATGAAAGAATTTATGATGATTCCGAGGGGCTTTAATGGCCTGCCAATGGATGAGGAATTTCTGACCACGGCGCAAAACAAAAAAAATTATTCCATCGCGGTCCAGGACTGGAATTACGGCCCCGAAATGCCGACGAATGAGCCAGGCGCAAACAAGGAATTCTACGTAGGACTGGCCGAGGCGATGCAGTGCGATGAGAAAGACGCTCGGCGTAAGCATTGCTCGAACTGCGAATATTACGACAACAGCTTTATGACCCAAGTGCGGATCGAACGAATCCCGATCGCGACTTATGACAAAGGCGCAGGATTCAGGGGGCATTGTGAAAAGCTGAACTTTATCTGCAACGACATGCGGGTTTGTCAGGCGTGGGAAGACCGCGAAATGGAAGATTGACCAAATGCTGGAATGTGCGAAAATCACCCCGCTGAGTTCATCTGGCAGCCAGCGGCCCTCTCTTTTAGGAGTTGTGCATGACTGATGGATTGCGAGAAAACCTGACAAAGGTTTTTATGCTACCCAAACCAGCCGTTGAATGGCTGATTATGGTGTATGACGCACTCCAAGTCTTTGATGACGTTGCGGATAGCGACCCCGTAGAGCGAAAAGACCTTAATGCGACCATCTGGAATACTCTGGTGGGTATGCACCAGAACGCATTTTTTATTGCCAACAGCCACCATTTAACCCCTTTGCTGGCAACAATGATTCTGAAGTGGCAAGCCTCGGACACAGCAGAGCGCAATAAACAGGCGGATGCTAAATCATTCGTCTGGCGTGCTGGGTATTACGACTTAATTTTGATGGCGGTATCCCTGCTACATGGGGCTGAATACGCCGCAATGCATGGTCATCACGTGATGGCTTTGTATGGTGAGAAATTTGACGATTACATGAAGGAGTTTGGCAATGCCTGATCCGATCACAGGTATGATTATTTCTGCCGGGTCTTCACTTATCGGCAGCGTTATGCAAGCCGATTCTGCGGAGTCCGCTGCGCAAACCCAGGCTGGCGCTTCGCAGGCTGGTATCGCAGAACAACGTAGCCAGTTTGATGCAGTTCAAAAACTGCTTGCGCCATACGTTCAGGCAGGAACTGGTGCGATTAGTCAGTTCCAGCCTTTTCAGCAAGCAGGCCAGCAGGCATTCCAGCAGCAGCAGGCGCTTGCTGGTTTGCTAGGTCCGGAGGCGCAGCAAAAAGCAATTGCTGCCATTGAAGGTGGTGCCGGATATCAAGCACAAATTCAAGCTGGCGAAGAGGCACTGCTTCAAAATGCCTCGGCTACCGGTGGTTTGCGCGGCGGCAACATCCAAGCAGCTTTAGCGCAATTCAGACCGCAAATGTTGCAAAGGGCTATCGATCAGCAATATGGAAGACTCGGTGGATTTGCGGGCGCTGGAATAGGTGCCTCTGAAGCGTTGTATCGAGGTGGGCAGGCATCAGCGACTGGTCAAGCATCGCAGGCTCAGGCTCTAGGCACAAACGTGGCTAATCTGCTGGGCCGGGAAGCTCAGGCGGTCGCCGGTGGGCAGTTGGCGCAGGGCAGGGCATTTGGTGCTATCCCGTCAGCATTTGCCTCTGGACTAGGAACCTACGCGAGTCAGGGCGGTAACTTTGGTGGAAGCCCATTTGCACAAGGCAGAACATTAAGCGGAATATACGGCGCAGAAAACGTATATGGCCCTGGTGGGGGCGGATTGCCCCCAGCCCCTATAACTACCTTTGAAGACTTTTAATATGGCCCAGCCCTTTGACTACGGCGTTAATATCCCTGACCCTGCGCAGGCTTTTAAACAAGCATTTGAGATGGGTGCAGTCATTACTAACCAGCGTCTTGCGCAAGAAGAAGCCCAGAAAAAACAACTACTACAAACAGAACTTGCGAATCTGTACAAAAACCCAAACGCATCTGCGACAGATTATGCAAGAGTAGCGGCATTTTTACCTAAGGATCAAGCTGCAATCGTAACGCAAGGTTTTGAAAGAAAAACAAAGGAGCAACAGCAAACTGATTTGCTGATGGGCGGCCAAGTTTATAGCGCCATCAAAGCAGGAAGCCCCGATATTGCAGAAAGACTGCTCACAGAAAAAGCGACCGCACTACGCAATAGTGGTCGTGAAAACGAAGCCAAGGCAGCAGAAAACGCTTTAGAGTTAATAAAGATCAAACCAGAACTTGCACAAGCAACCATTGGTTTGTACATGGCAAAACTACCTGGTGGCACAGAATATCTTACAAACGCAGACAAAGCATTGGCAACAATTCGTGCTGAACAACTTGCACCAAGCGCATTTAGAGAGGCTGTCGCTAAAGCCGACAAAGCTCTGGCAGACGCTATCACTGCTCGGGCCAACGCCGACAATGCGCCAGAAATAGCGGCTGCTGAAGCTCGATTAAAAAAGGCACAAGCAGAAAAAGCCGCTATCGAAGCCAAGTATGCAGATAAGATGGCGATTGCAGACCTTGAGCAGAAAGCCGCAGCCCTTGGTTTGACAAGAGCGCAAACCGGCTCGGCATTGGCACAAACTAGAAAACTTGGTGTAGAAATTCAAAAAACGGTGATTGAGTTGGCGGCTCTCAACGCCACTGGCGGCGTTGATCCGACCAAAACCTTTGAGAAAGAAGAAAAGCTGCGTAAGGAATACCAGGCACGCACCAAGGTCTATGGAGAACTGGGAACTACGTATTCCAATATCAAATCATCTGCCAATGCAAAAAACGGTCCAGGCGACATTGCTTTAATTACCGGATTCATGAAGATGCTCGACCCTGGTTCGGTGGTACGCGAGACTGAATTCGCAACAGCGCGTGACACTGCTGGCCTATACACAAGACTTGAAAACAGCCTGAAAAAAGCAGAGACCGGTCAGTTCTTGCAGCCAAAACAAAGAGATGAATTTGTAAATCTGGCCAAACAATACCTAGACTCGGCAAACAAAAAAGCCGGAGATGATAAAAAGGATCTCGGCGTTGTGGTGAAAAACTACAAGCTCAACCCTGAAAACGTGTTCGGACCGGAGACAGAAGCACCTGCGTTTGTTCCGCCGCCATCTTCTACTGGCATGTTTGCGCCAACTCCAGCAAAAACTGGCGGCACCCCTGCTGCTAAACAGAAAAATGTCACGGTGAATTATTGATATGGCCTACTCCATCACAACAAAAGATGGCATCACCATTAACAACATTCCAGATGATGTTGCGCCAGATTCGCCCGATCTTAAAGCTCGGGTTGCGGCGATTCGTTCAGGCGGTGGTGCGGCAGCATTGAATGCAGCGGCAACACCAGCGCCAGCAGAAACAACCCTGCAAGGCCTCACCGGCGCAGTTACTCGTGGCCTTGCCCCCATCGCAGCAGGCGCAACACTTGGAGCCGCTGCTGGCCTTCCATTGGCCGGTGTAGGTGCTATCCCAGGCGCTATTGCAGGGGCTGGCGCTGCGGCACTGACGCAGCTTGTTGGCGACCCTATTATTAGTACGATCAACAGCTTGTTAGGCACGAAATACACATTGCCGACTGACGCAATGGAAGATTTTTTGACCAGAGTTGGTGTAGCCAAGCCAAGGACTGAAGCCGAGCGAATTGTGCAGGCTACTGCTGCTGGAGCAGCAGGTGCTGGTGGTATGGCAGCCGCTGGCAAAGCCGTTGCAATGGCTGCTGGCACTGCCAAACCTGTTATGCAAGCAGTAGGTGCTCAATTGGCTGCAAAGCCATTGGCGCAAGTTGCAGGTGGTACAGGCGCTGGTTTAGCAGGGCAGGCAGCAACGGAAATGGGCGCTGGCCCAGTTGCTCAGATTGCAGCAAGCATTGCAGGCGGTGTGGCTGCAGCAAAGTTAGCCACCACAAAAATACAGCCAACAGCAGCTCAGTTGCCATCCGACATTGCAGACGCAGAGCGTGCAGGTATTACCCTCATGACTACGGATGTGGTGCCTCCCCGTACATTTGCATCAAAGTGGGTTCAAACCATTGGAGAGCGTATTCCAGCGGCAGGAACTGGTGGTGTGCGTCAGGCTCAACAGACAGAGCGAATTGAGGCTGTGCGCAATGTGTTACGTGACTTTGGAGCTGATGATGCTGCCAGAGCATCAGACGATGTGATGAAGGACTTAATTACAAAACGTGGCGCTGATCTGTCCAAATATTCTGGCGCAAAAACTGAAGTCATTGAGCGTCTTGGGCAAACTGGCACTGTGCCAATGACCAACACGGTGCAAGCTATTGACGATCAGATTGCAAAACTTCAAGGATTAAAAACTCAAGAAGTTGCGCCAATCATTGAGCGTCTAACAGATTGGAAGGCAGCATTGCAGGGTCAGAACTTAATCAATGTTGAAACACTGCGCAAGCAAATTGGTGAAAGTTTCAAGGCTCCAGAATTGGCCTCTGTTCGTGGCATTGGTGAAAAAGCCTTGTCCAGCATTTACAAGCCACTCAAGCAGGACATGGAATCTTTTATCACTCAAGTTGGTCAGCGTCGTGATGTTACAAAGTGGAAAGTAGCAGACAAACGTTTGGCTGATCTTGCTGGAGAACTTGACATGGGCACACTGAAATCAGTGCTCAGACGCGGTGATGCAACACCAGAGGTTATTGGGAACATGCTTTTCAGCAAAAAACCAAGTGAAGTCAGTCAGCTTTATGCAAGCCTCACCCCATCAGGACGCGAAAGTGCCAGAGCTGCAATTCTTGCTAGAGCAGCAGAAAAAGCTACTGTAGAAGTGGCCGAAGGAACGGTCGTATCACCAGACAAGTTTGCCAACGAAGTAAAACGTCTTGGCACATCCATAGGCGTGTTTTTTAATGGCGATGATCTGAAGCAGGTTGAAGGACTTACCAGAGTGCTCAACATCACCAAACGAGCATCTGAGGCATCAGCAGCACCGCCCACAGGAGTGCAGACAGCAATTCCTGTAAGTGCTGCAGCACTATCCAGCTTTTTTGGTGGTGGTCTGCCAGGTTTTCTTGCAACGCTTGGCGCTGCCGGTGGAGTTGGTGTGGCTGCGCGAATTTATGAATCAGCACCAATTCGCAATCTGCTGATTAAAATACCACAGACCATATCGGGAAGCCCAGAGGAAGCTGCACTGCTCAAGCGCCTGACCGCTACCATTCAGCAGCAACAACAGACACAATCCATGCAGGAGAAAAAATAAATGTCCGCATTATCCGTAGAAGCCCCGTACCCAGCCTTTGCTGAAGCTGACGGCCAGCCGCTTGAGGATGGTTACATCTGGATTGGCACCGTTAATCTGAATCCAATTACCAACCCGATTGCGGCCTACTGGGATTCTGTGCTGACGATTTTAGCGGTCCAGCCGATTCGCACCAGTGGCGGCTATTCTGTATATCAGGGAACGCCAGCACGCATCTATGTGGCAAGTGATTACTCGATCCAAGTCCAGGACAAGAACGGAACGGTGGTTTATACCTCGCTGAATGATAACGCCTTTGGTGGTGGTGCTGTCGCAACTAACGCAACTGGTAATGGCGTGCAGACAATTTTCCCTGTTTTGTCTGGGCCATCAGCAATCTACATTAACGGCGTTTATCAGAATCAGAACACCTACACTTTTGCTGGCGGTAATGTGACATTCAGCCAAGCACCACCAATAAATTCGGTGATTGAATTTTTAGTTTAAGGAGAAAGCAATGCTTAAAGCAGTCACAAAGTTAGTAAACGTCAGTCAGATTACCGGAGTGTTACCCGTTGTAAATGGCGGCACTGGCGTAACGACCAGCACGGGGACAGGCAATACGGTGCTGTCTGCTGCGCCTACGCTGTCGGGTAATGTCACTCTGTCCACTGGCAACCTTGTTGTGGCAGATACAAAAGGCATCGACTTTTCGGCCACATCGGGCGCAGGCACAAGCGAGTTGTTGGCTGACTATGAAGAAGGGGTGTTTACACCGGTTATTATCGGAACTACGACTGCGGGTACTGGTACTTATAATCATCAAATCGGCGTCTACACCAAAGTAGGCAGATCGGTTAACTATCAAATTCACATAGATTGGTCTGCACACACCGGCACAGGCAACATGAATATATCTGGTTTGCCATTCACTAGCCTTAGTTTAGCCAATTCGTACGCCGCCGCTGCAACGGGTTTTGTTAATAACGTTACATTAACGGCTCTCAACATTTTAACTTTATACATTGGGCAAAGTTCAACGGCGATAGTAGTTATGCAAACGCCTGCTGGTGGTGGCGGTAGCACCGCAGTACCCCTTGATACCAGCGCGCAACTCATACTCTCAGGCACTTACTTTGTGTAAAGGTTAAAAATGTCGCTTACAAAAGTTTCTTATTCTATGGTGCAAGGCGCACCCATAAACATTCTTGATTATGGGGCCAGTCCTTCTGCAAGCGCGTCTGCAAATAGAATAGCAATTCAGGCAGCAATTACTGCTGGCGGTAACAACTGCAATATTTATTTTCCCGCAGGAAATTATGCAGTTGATGCTCAAATTACCATTGCAAATGACCGTGTAAATTTGATTGGCGCAGGAAAGTACGCCACGACTATTACATTTCAACCAACTGCAAATTTTAGCACTTGCTTTAAGTTTATTGTTGGGGCTACTACAATTAATCAAGGAAGTATTTGTGATCTAGCCATTCGTTCTGATGACAACACTTACGTTAAATACGCATTGCACTTTGTTGATATTTCTGGTTATAAAATATCTAACGTAGTCATTGGTGGTGGAGTCCCTATTGGTAATTCTGGATTTTGGACTGATCCCACATTTTCAAGTTATGGTATCTATATTCAAGGCAGAGATACAACCTCGTTTAATGATATTACTTGTTTTGCGGATAAACCTATTGTTGTTGGGCCAAATCCAAATCCAGGAATACAAATAAGTATTGACCACTTCAACTTCAACAATTGCTATCTTGGTGCAACTTACAACCCATGTATTATTTTTACTTCTGGCGTTGTTGCAACAAATGTATCTTTTACTGGTTATCAAGCATGGTTGCTTGGCGAAGGTGGTTTTTATTGGGTTGATGCAACAACACCCGGCTCATCAAATACTTTAACATTTGAGAACATTCGGTACGAAAGTAACAGGGATCAGTCAAAGTACTTTATGGAAATAAACCTTGCATCGGGTGTGCAGAATGTTCAGGTGTCAGGTAGCCAGTTTGGGTTTACCAACGGATTTTATTTGCGTGGCATCAATGAAATTTCTTTAAACTCAGTTTTTTACTCAGAGCCAGGAACCAGCGGTGTGGCAATGAACGCCAATGCAACCGTTTTTGAAATTAACTTAAACGGTTGTTATTGGAATTCTTTATCTACCGCCTCGTTGTCTGGTTTGCAAGTACAACACCAAGAAGCATCTTGGACTTCTGGCCCGTTGCCTGCAACAGGGTACATTCTTGCGCCTCTAGCTAACTCTGGAACATATAACGAATTATTTGAAACAACATTGGGTAGTAAAATTAATGTAATGGCTATCAACGCAGTGCTTGGTATTGGCTCATCAACAACAACAGGACTGTTTGTCGTCACATCAAGAAACAACACGACTGCGTTATACAGCTTAAATGGCGGTGCTGGAACAACTACTGAAATTTCAGATACGTCGGGTCTTTATTCTCCGACTGCTCTTAACGCTGGGACTATAAATATTTATTGGTCTGGTGCTAATAGTCGATATGAAATTGAAAACAGAATTGCAAGTGAGCAAACAATTCAATTTTTGCGTATTGGCCGAGGTCAGTAAACCGTACCAGTTTGGACAACTGGAAACCTTAATGCGTAGCGGTATAGCTACTCTAGAAACAAGGAAATGATATGTTAGAAAAAGTAATCTCTGTTGATCTGATTGAAGTTGTTGAAAATGGCTCTGTGCAAGTCCGTACCAAGATCGCAATCATGGAAGATGGCAAACAGATCAGCGGCACATTTCACCGCCATGTTGTTGCCCCCGGCGATGACTACAGCAAGCAGGACGCCCGTGTGAAGGCCATCTGTGCTGCCACGCACACAGCAGCCGTGATTGCAGCCTACAAAGCAGCCATCGCTGCACAAGGAGTCTGATATGTCTACGAATTCACAAATCGCATTTGCGCCGCTTGGCGAAACCGTAGTCGTTCCTGCTGCTGCCAGTGCTCCCACAGGTGTTCAGGCGCTCGTCTACGGCAGGCTGGATGCACAGGGAACGGGTCAGTATCGCATTATCAACGACAGCGTTTATACGGTGTTTCTGGGCGTTGGCACGACTGCGGCATTGGCTACTGCAAACGCTGTAGCGCCGATCTCAGGAAACCCAAGCCCAGCCATCGTGCTGGTGCCTGGAGCGGTCGAGATCCTGCGTTTTGCGCGGACCTCATTTTTCAGCGGTCTTGCTTCGGCAGCGGCGACTGTCTACATCGTGCAGGGCGAAGGCATTTGATAAATGTCTACCATCAACGAGCTGGACGTTCGCTTGACCTCGCACGAAGCCGTGTGCGAGCTGCGCTACGACAGCATCAACGCCAGGCTAAAACGGATCGAGCATATCGGTATCACAGTTGCCGGGTTCATCATTGCCCTACTTCTGCACATTGTCTTAAAAGGCTGACAAATGAAAAAGCTGCTCTTTTTCGCTCTGCTGCCGGTAAGCGTGTCTGCTGCTGACCTGATGATATGCAACGGTGAGTATGCGCTGTGTGCCGCGTCAGGCTCTACGCCTACAGGCAAGACAATAACGGTCAAAGGTAAAGTGTTTCAAGAGGGCATGGCAGTCTGTCCCGTCCTGACGGGACGCAGCGTAGCCAACGGCGCGTTAATGAATAACTCGTGCGATGCCCCTGCCGGTAAAGTCTGGTCATTGTTTTCCACTGTTAGCGAAGCGCCACAAGCGCCGAGCTGGGCAGTTGCGCCGCTGGTGAGTCGATCATTCATCCTCGGCAAAGATTCGGGTATGTCGAACCAGTGGTCATTCCTTTGCGATAAGCAAGCGAAGAAAACCAACGGTGTGCAGCTTGCGTCTTGTTATGGCCCAATCAACGAGAGTCCGGCTACTAATGGGCATATCAAGCCCGGTGCAAAGATCATTACTGACGCGCCGGTAGGAGCGCTTAACCCTGTAGGAGGGAATTTCTAATGGGCTGGTTAAAAGCAAGGTTTGGCGAGGCATCTACGCTCGCTGGGTTGGGGGTTGTAATGATGGTAGCGTCTGCAATTGCGCCGCCGCAGTATCAATTACTGATTCAAGGGCTGGCAGCGGCGCTGGGTATCGGCGGGGTGGTGCGTCCTGAAAAATAACTTTGAGCGTTCGCTGGCGCTGGTATTGCAGCACGAAGGGAATTATGTCCACCACGCTTTAGACCCCGGCGGCAGAACGAATCTCGGCGTTACCCAGCGAGTTTGGGAGGATTATGTTGGACACAAAGTTGATGAACAGGCAATGCGAAAGCTCACGAAAGAAATGGTGG